GTACTAAAGATATAGCAGGAAAAGCCGCACAGGTTGCAGAGGAAACCAAAACTCCTGAGTACCATACTCAGGCGTACGCGGCTTTGGCTCAAGAAAGGTTAGGTGTATTAGACGCTTTAAGGGCAAACCCGCATGGAAAAACTCACGGTATTAATAATAGTAAACTTGCTAATGCATATGCCCGTCTTGACTCAACGATGAAAGCGTATGCTGTTGTTAATGGCCCTACTAAGCTTGGCAAACTTGCTGGGTTTCTTGCAAACACAGTAATGCCGCTCGGGTTTAATTTGGGGGCTAAGGGGCTAAAGGCTATTGAGGATAAGTTAAGAGCCAAAGGCATATTTGATAAAACCTCTGGCAAAGATATACTAGAACAAGTAGCAGCTGCTATAGCCTCTGGTGAACCTGTAACAAATCAGTTCGCGGTCGATTCTTCTTTAAGTGAGGGTGTCACGGATTTCGTCACGGAAGATTACACTGGGATTCCTGGTCTTATCTCAAAAGCCAGCACAAACCAAGACAATGAACAATCCGCAGGCCGAGTGGCCGCAATGAAAGACCTTTCAGGAGCGATTCCCGGCCGGCACGGTAAATATGTTGCTGCCTATGCAGGAGCAGGTGAGTGGAAGCCGCCGGAAAAATTAATAGAGCAAGACAATCTTGGTGAAGGGGGCGATAAATCAGAAGAAGATTTGATTCGTAAGTTTATAAGTCAATACCCCTGGGCTAAAGGATTAGACCCAAGGTATATCCAATACCTGATAGCAAATCCTAAAGAACTACAGAAACTTTTAGCAGGCAAAACAGAAATTTAATTTTGGTGTAAACTACAGGAGCAATAAAATGAGTGTATCAATGATAGGTAGTCAAGTTAGAGCGATGGATAGGATGTTTGAGCGTATGATGGGAATGACAGGGCATAGAAGCCCTCTTATGATGGTAGATAATATGTTTGATCGTTTAGAAAACTATACGAGAAAGGCATGTATACCAGAGGAAGGAGCTGAATTTACAGTATATAAAATGGTTCCTACTACATATAAACCAGAAAAGCAGGAAGATGGTTCTATTTTACTTAAGGTAATTACTAAAGAGGAGGAATTCTCTGAAGAACTCATTGGTCCTGATGTAAAGAAAGATGCCGATAAAGAGGTGTAAGTTATCAAGTGGTAAGAAAGGATGGAAGTGGGGAAACAAGGGAAAGTGCTATGCTTCTCGCAAAAAGGCTGAACAGCAGGCAAAAGCAGCGTATGCATCTGGATACAAAGGGGGCTAACCATGCTCCCTCGTATCTCTAAAGGATATTTCGTTGAAGGAAAAAATTCTGAGGCTGCTATCCAATTTGCTGAATGGGCTCAGAACGAGCAGTTTTATAAAGTTGTTGCTGCGTATGCTGACTGCCATGACGACCCTAATATTGATGATTCTTTTATCAGGACTCTGGGTCAGCTTGACAGGTATTATCTTGGCGTGTTTCTTTGTAGTCGCCACGATATGTTACATCCTTGGATATATGACAGATGTAGAGAAGTAGAAAGTGATAGGGATAAAAGGCTGGACCTATGGGCTCGGTTTCATTACAAAAGTTCTATCATAACATTTCTTGGAACTATACAAGAAGTCTTATGCAATCCAAACATAACTATTGGATTGTTGTCGTTTTCAGCAAGACAAGCTAAACCGTTCTTGCGTCAGGTCATGCAGGAACTAGAAGTTAATGAAAAACTTTATAGTCTATATCCAGATATCCTCTGGGAAAAACCTAGGCAACAAGCTCCCAAGTGGGCTGAGAACGAAGGTATATGTGTTAGGCGATCTGCTAACCCGAAGGAACAAACTGTTGAGGCCCACGGACTTGTGGATGGTCAGCCTACTGGACGACATTTTGATCTTATCATTTATGACGACGTAGTTGTTCAGGAATCAGTATCTACTCCAGAACAAATAAGTAAAACTACAACTCAGTGGGAACTGTCCCTTAACTTGGGGTCTACTCATAATCCAAGGTATCAGTATGCAGGAACAAGATATTCTTATGGAGATACGTATGGTACAATACTCCAAAGAGCAGCGGTAAAGCCTAGAATCCACACTGCAACACATAATGGACAAATGGATGGAGTGCCTGTCTTTCTTACTGAGGAAAGATGGGAAGAGATAAAGAAGACAACGTCTACTTATACAGTAGCGTGTCAGCAGTTATTAAATCCGATAGCCGGTAGTGATGTAGCTTTTCATGATGAGTGGTGGATGGAGTGGGAAATAAGGCCTTATACAATGAATGCGTATTTAATGGTCGATCCCGCAAGCTCCAAGAAAAAAGAATCTAATAGAACAGCTATGGCTGTTGTTGGCGTAGACGCAAACTACAATAAGTATTTGTTAGACGGCGTTTGTCATAGAATGAGCCTTTCTGAAAGATGGGACCTTTTAAAGAGGCTTAGAACAAAATGGAAGAGGGCGCCAGGTATAAGGGAAGTTAAGATTGGTTATGAGCGCTATGGAGCGCAGAGTGATATAGAGCACTTTAAAGAGATGATGCGTATAGATGGAAGTTCTTTTCCTATATACGAATTGAATTGGGTAGGAGGCGGCGGTTCCCAATCTAAAAAAGATAGGATACAAAGGCTAGAACCGGACCTGAAGGATGGTTCTTTCTTCTGGCCTTATCCGACAGATAAAAACAGACTTACTTCGCTTCAGATGGATGCTAAGGAAAGAAAGCAAGACTTTCTTTTGTCCAGTAAGATAATGCGAAAAGATGAGAGTGGCAAGCTGTACGATCTAGTGAAGTGGGTAAAAGATAATGAATATAATCTTTTCCCAACTACACACCCAGATTTTTTAGATGCATTATCTAGAATTTACGATATGGACCCAACCCCGCCGATAAGTAGGAATTACAGGGTTCTTGAGCCTGAAGCAGAGGCCGCCTATTAATGAAGAAAATTTTACTGACAAACCTTTGGGCTACAAACAAACCACGAAAGAAATATCGTGGTAACAAAAGCACTATAAATATGAAAAAACTATTGTTAGCATTAGCCTTTTTATGCTCTCCCGTAATGGCAGAGAAACCTTTTATGCAACGAAAAAATGATACCCCCCAGCGGTTTCGTCTGCTGGCCCGCCCCCTACGGGGGGCTTTCCCTCTCGGTAAATTGACATGAAAGCGCTCGCCCTCGCCCTCGCGCTGATGGTGTCGCCAGTGATGGCGCAGTCACCAATCCCGCCGCCCGATGCCATTCGACGGCAGGTGACGATCGGCATCATCTGTCTGCCCACCGTTATGCGGATAGTCGAGGTGCTGGGCGAACGATTTGGTGAAGCGATTGTCGCAAGCGGCGAACTTGGCGGTGGATCGAGTTTCTACATTTTTGCCAACGCAAAAAAATCGTCCAGTTCAATCGTAATCTCGAAGCCAGACAGTGCCTGTCTAGTTTGGAGCGGGCGCAGTGCCGAGGGGATGGCGTTTATGCTCGCTGCCGAGCCGATTGACTTCCCAGAGATGGTGCCGCCTGCGCCGTCAGGCACGGAAACCTGATGGCTGTGCCGGAGGGTTGCCCATTGGATATTGATCCTATTGAAATTGACAAACTATGAGTAAGAGCAGTTGAAAGGTCTGATTAGGGCGCGGAATAGGCATGAATATTCCTCGATGGGTGGAAAACCCCGCAACTATAAGCGCGAGTACACAAAGTTCCACTCATCGAAAGAGGCTATTGCTGAGAGAAGTAATAGAAATAAGGCCCGTCGAAAGATGATAAAACTTGGGCGCGTTAGAAAAGGGGACAAGAGGGATGTGCATCATGCAAATCGTCGGCCCCTTGATAACAGTTCCGGCAACCTAAAGGTGATGACTCGTTCAAGGAATAGGGCGCTAAAATGAAAAAACCTCACCCCTACCAAGAAGCAGACAAGAGGCGAGACAAAAACGCGCAACAGCGCACTGAAGAAAAGCGGAAGTTGCGTCGCGCACAAGAGCGAGCAAAGGGCGGCGCTAAGAAAAGACTCGACAAACATGCGTTTGAGAAGAAATTAAAGGCTCTCAGACGACATAGGGATAAATTGGGCGTCTTAGTAAAGAGTGGGTCATATAGGACTCGGGGGACTCTGCCCCAGAAGCCCAGAGACCCGGAAGGGAAGCGCTCAACAAGCGGGTACTAAGTTAATGGAAAAATTTTACTGGAGCGGTGATTGAATATGGCAAAACCACGAAAAAGAGTAAACACAAAACCAAAAGGCAAGAATATCGGTTATGTCAGGAAGGATGCGCGTTCCGATGCAAAGAATGACCCATTTCTTGCCAAAGCAGAAGCCATAGGTGAAACCAAGATGGCGATGGCTGATAACACCATGAGAACGGTTCAAGCGCTTGAAGAAGGGAAGAGAAAGTTTATGCAAGATGTGTTTAGTCGTAATGGCCCACCGCCTGTAGATTCTGGGAAATTTAAGCGCTACTTGCCTAATGCCTGACCTAGCGGAATTTAGGGAACATGCTGAAAACTTTCTTCCCTCTGCCTCACTGCAACAGTGTGGGGATTTTTATAAAAAACTTCTTTCATCCAAGGCCCATAAGGTCTTTATACGGGAACTTGCAAAAATTGACCGTTGGTTCCTGTTGGTTGTTCTGCTTAACCGCAAAGACGCGGTACACCCTTGGTTGTACGATAGATGCAGAGAGGTTGAGAAAGGCTCGGATGGGCGCTTAGACCTGTGGGCTAGGGGCCATTACAAGTCAACGATTATTACCTACGCGGGGACGATACAAGAGGTTCTACGGAACCCGAATACTACGATAGGTATATTTTCGCACACGCGGCCTATCGCAAAGGGATTCTTAAAGCAGATAAAACGCGAATTCGAGGTTAATGAATTTCTGCGTGAATTATTCCCAGACATCTGTTACCAGAACCCCAGACAGGATTCTCCGCAGTGGTCGGAAGACGCCGGGATCATTGTTAAGCGAACCGCCAACCCCAAAGAGGCGACAGTAGAAGCATGGGGTTTGGTGGATGGACAGCCCATATCCCGTCACTACGATTTAAGAATATACGACGATGTTGTCACTAGGGATTCGGTCAACACGCCAGACCAGATAGCCAAGACAACAGAATCGCTCGACCTTAGTCAAAACTTGGCAGGCGGGGCAAACAGAGAATGGTATATCGGTACGCGATATCACTACGCGGATACTTACCGAGAGTTGATAGATCGTGGCACGGAAACGCGCATATATCCGGCCACAGAAAGCGGTACTCCCGACGGTGTACCCGTACTGCTTTCGCAACCAGAATGGGATAAGAAAAA